GCCTTAAATGTTTCGTATGCGGCTTTAACCTCATTAGTCCATGCCGCATTGCAAATATCTTTAACCTTTTGCTCTTGACCGCTAATGTCTGAATCAGGGGTTAATACCCAGCGATGGAAGGTGCGAGATACAAACACACCATCTCGTTCAATAATGGTAGCTTGACGGACTTGGATGTTCCATTGTTGGACTATTTCAATTTGGTCAATACTTGTGTTTTCTGTAAGTGCCATTCTTGTTCCTTTAAAACTAATTTAATTTAATTAATTATTAAGCTCTATACACACCTGACAATATAATTACATTAGTTGCCGCACCTGTGTTTGTGCTTGATATTACCGTAGCAACTCCTGTTCCGCTAACTGTTGGATCAAAAGCGGTTGTACCACTTTGCATTTGCCATTGAGCACCGCCAGTAAGTCCTGTCATGTTGTCAATATTAAATCCCCCACCTGCTCTTGCGGTAGAAGTAAATGGCAATCCATTGATAGTAGCTATGTAGCCACTTGCTGTTGTTTCACCAAACTGTAAATGACAGGTAAACATTACCATTTTGCCAATTTTAATATAAGTTCCATCGTTTACAGCATAAGACAAATTGCCATTTCCACCTGTGTATGTAAGTGTAGGTGTCCAAGTACCTTCCTCATAATCATCTAGCGTATTAGCGTCTGTGCTTGCTACTTGCGTGCCAGGGAATGTAATACCAAATCCAGAAGAAGCTGGTGTTGCACCGCCAATTCCAAGAGAACCATTGATTGTTACATTGCCAGTAATTGTTGGGCTAGATACAATGTTATTTCCTGATACACAGTTGGCCGTTAATAGATTACCAGTTATTTGGCCTGTGGCAATATCATCACCCGTAATCGTACCTAAAGCAATCTTTGCTCCAGTAATTGAGGCGTTAACGATATTGTTTGCATTGATGGCCGTGAGGCCTAGTTTGTCGCCTGTAATGGATTGCGATCCAACAGATTCTTGAACTGCGTTTGCGGCTATAACTCCAGCCGATACTTTTGTTAAAGGCATGCTATATTCCTATGATGAATAATTTATCTATGTATTTATAATAGATAATGTTCGTCAGCGCTTAATTCTACGATGGAATTGATAAAAAGACAAGCATCATCTTCGTTGGTGAAGTGACGCATAATCAATTGGCCAGTATGTTGCGAGATAATGGTTAGTAATACAAATTGACTTTTATATACGGAAAATTTGATTATCCAACCATTTCTCTCTACGGGATGCCAAGATTGAGTTTCCATTGCGAATTGTAAAAAACGCTTTGAAGGAAGTATTCGTGTATTAATCTTACGCATAACCTTATGTATGCGTTTAGAAATTTCACTTATTTGGTGATTGTATAACGCTCAATTTGTTGTACCGACTGCTCATAGACGGATTGGCTAATTTTGGCCATCTCTTTGGCAAATGCGGTTTGTGCGTTAACAACAGCTTCAAATGGCTCACGCAATTTTTTATCAGTAATGAGGTTGGTGAGGGCTGTGGTTTTAGCACCTTGGATGGTGTCAATGAAGGTATTTACATGAGAAAACATAATTGCTCCTAGAGTGAACGGGAATATTTACTTTTTTTGTATTCGTATAGAGTTTCTGCTACAAACATAGCATAGATCCAAATAGATTTTACAATTGCCATAATTTTCCTTTGTTAATATTAATTTACTACAAACTTATTTATGCTTTTTTATGACGCATCGCAACATAAATTAGGCAAAGATGGTGACGATTTTACAAGGAGAAATTATAATCTTTATTTTTGGTCACCGTGGATCATAAGTATCGGTGTCCGGTTTTGATAGTAAAGCTATAGCTTAATTAGATGGTCTTTACGAATCTTACAACTGACCCATTGATTATAGTATGCTTCAGACAGTAGTGCATGTCGGCTAAATATCTCAAAGGTTTCATAATAAGATAATTCTGACCTAGATTTACATAGGTGTAGTATCTCTCTGGTGTATTGTTCTTCGCCATTCTTCTTTACTTCTTCTTGTAGTTCCTTGTTACTTCCCCAATAGGTTAACCAATCACTTGCTACTCGTGACCTTTTCTTTTTGCCTTTTACTTGGCGTGTCTTTGCTTTGGTGAAGAACTTTTTACCAACATATTTTTTACCTGTTGGTGTGTGAGTGATAATATAGACCATGCCGAAAGCATCGCCTATCATATCTTCTGTAAACTCTTGAGCTGTATTATGTAAGTACCATGTCATACTGGTACTTAGTCATCGTCCCTTTGTATCTCATCGGTTTCAATTAACATTTCGCCACAAAAAGGGCAAAAATGAGGTGCATCGGCTACAATTTCATCATCGTATTTAACACTAAATGTAGAATCACATTCTTCACAAGTGTGATGTAGTGTGGCCATTAGTTACACCATGACTGTTTGGCGTCACCATAATACTCACGAGCAAATCCATTTTGAATGAGACCTGTGCGTAGTGATTGACCATCTAAAATGATATCACCCAAGACACGGCCACCAAATTTATCCCAGCCATACAACACAACTTGACGCTTGGTAGATTTGGTAATGGCTGCTTTTGTAAATTGAGAAGCGGCTTCACCTCGTTGTTTTTCTGATTCACATTGGCCACGAAATCCTTTTTCTGGAGTATCCACGCCGAATATTCGCACGGCAAGTTCGGGTTTAAGTGGTGCAGGTAGAAAAGGAGCCGCTATGACCACAGTATCGCCATCGCTTACACGGACAATCTGAGCATCATAGGTTACACCTTGCGGAGTTTTCTGTGCCATCGCCAACATAGGCATGGCCAGTAATACAAGTAATAGTTTTTTCATTTCGCTAACCTTAAAAATTTAAATATATTAAACCACATCCAGCCAATATCAAACTCATACCATTTATTGCTAAGTTTTATACTTGCAGGAGAATTGTGATGATTGTTATGAAGCTCTTCACCACCTACTATAATACCAAAGGGCAATATGTTCTTTGATTTATCTTTTGTATTCCAACTACGATAACCAAAATAATGGCCTACACCATTAATTACACCTGCAGCCCAAAATGGAATCCAAATCATTTGAATTCCCCATATGAATAGTCCAATCCAACCAAATACAATTAGGTTGAACACAAGGAGAAGGCTAATGCCAAATCTACTGTGAGGACTGTATAGGTGAAGCTCCAACCAATCAGAAGGAGTGCCAACACCATATGTATCAACCATGACTTTATCTTTGCTTGCATCATTGTATAAGAATGCTCCCTTAAATAAAACTGTCCAAATACTATACACATGCGGACTATGCGGATCACCAGTCAGGTCACTTCGCTGATGGTGTTTACGATGTATTGCGACCCATTGTTTCGTTACCATGCCTGTTGTTAACCATAACCAAAAACGCATGAAGTGGCTTAAAATAGGATGAAACTCTATACCTCTGTGAGCCTGTCCTCTATGTAGATATAGAGTTACACAAACAATAGTAATGTGTGTAGTTATAAGTGTATATAATATTATCTCTATCATTGACTATGCATTAAAAGAAGAACCGCACCCACAAGTTGATTTAGCATTTGGATTGCTAATGACAAATTGTGAATTAAATTTTTCTTCTTTATAGTCCAATGTTGCACCTTGTAGATATTGTGAGGATATCATATCAACTACTACCTTTATACCTTCGTTTTCCGTAACAAAATCATCTTCGGCAATTTCTTCGTCAAAAGCAAATCCATATTGATAGCCTGAGCAACCACCGCCTTGCACAAACATTCGTAAGGCACTATTAGATGGTAGTTTTTCTTCTATCAATAAATCACGAACTTTATTAATTGCACTTGCAGTTATTGTTAACATTTTTTCCTTTGTAATCGTTTATTGCAGCTTTAATAGCATCTTCTGCCAAAATTGAGCAATGTATTTTGACAGGTGGCAAGGCTAATTCTTCCGCAATTTGATTGTTTTTGAGTTTAGCAGCATCATCAATATGCATACCCTTAACCCACTCTGTAACCAAAGACGAACTGGCGATTGCTGAACCGCATCCATATGTCTTGAAACAAGCATCTCTAATAATGCCATCGTCATCAACCCTAATTTGTAATTTCATTACATCGCCGCAAGCCGGTGCACCAACCATACCAGTACCAACATTGATATCACCTGTATCCATTTTACCCACATTTCGTGGGTTTTCATAATGGTCTAAAACTTTTTCTGAGTATGCCATTAAGCGGCTTTACCCCACACATCGTCCCATGTACCAGACAAGGCGCCTTTAGCATAATCTGTTACACGATTCTCAAAGAAATTGCCATGCACAGGTGAGTTAACCATTTCTTCAACCCAAGGTAGTGGATTCTTTTTAACTTTAAATACTCCTTTAAGACCTAATGAAATCAATCTGCGGTCAGCAATATAACGAATATATTGTTTCACATCTCCACTACTTAGGCGTTGCATATCACCCATTTGAAAGGCCAAATCAATAAACTTATCTTCTAATTCAACCATGCGTGTAGCAACTGTATATAATTCACCTTTTAGCTCATCGTTCCAAATTTCTTTGTTTTCTTCAATGTAGGTTCTAAACAGTTTGGTCATGGACTCACAATGCATGGTTTCATCTACGATTGACCATGTAACAATTTGACCCATGCCTTTCATTGTGCCGTTGCGTGGGAAGTTTAGTAACATAATGAATGAGCTGAACAATTGCATGCCTTCAGTAAACGCTGAGAACACCGCAATATGCTTGGCTGTATTTTGTTTTGTTGTATTTTGATTTGCGATATCTAAAACATATTCATGCTTCTGCTTCATCGCATCATACTCTAAGAATTGATTATACATGGCATCAGGCAGACCCAATGTTTCAATCAGGTGTGAATAGGCCGCAATATGTAATGCTTCACGAGCTGCAAAGCCAAGCAACATCATACGAATTTCAGGTTGTGGAAAATATGGTAGATAGTTCTTTACATAACCACCTGCCACATCAATGTCGCCTTGTGTAAAGAAACGAAAAATGTGTGTAAGAAATTGTTTCTCTGATGGTGTGAGTTTATTCTTCCAATCTTTTACATCTTCAAGCATAGGAACTTCTGTATGAAGCCAATGAATTTGTTCGTGTTTTAACCACGCCTCGTATGCCCATGGATAGTGAAAAGGTTTAAAACTCTGTCTTTCATCCATCAAATTACTTTTTTTCTTTACCATTATCGTCCTCTTCCTGCTGCTCGTTTATTCGGTTTATTTGCCATCTTTGGTGTCTTTGGCTGTTGTTTTTGTTGTTGTTGTTTCATTAATTCTCTTTGTTGCTTTGATTGTAATATTGCGGCTATTTTCATTTTTTATCCTTCACACGCTAAACAAACTTCTTCTGTTGCCAATGCTTTCAAATCTATTTCTTCAATCACTTGGCGTTCTATTTTCTTACTTACTTTATCGGCCTTCGCCAACTTCTCACTACGACAATAATATAATGTTTTTAACTTTTGTTTCCAAGCCTGAAAGTGTACCGCATGGAGATATTTCACATTGGCATCAGGTCTAAAGAACAAATTAATACTTTGTGCTTGGTCAATATATTCCTGTCTGTCGGCTGCATGTTGAACCAACCATCTTTGGTCAATTTCCATGGAGGTCTTATACACACTCTTTGTCCAATCATCTAAGAATTCTAAATGTTGAATACTTCCGTCATTGGCAATAATAGATGACCAAATTTCATTGTAATCTAATTCACTATCAGCATCACACATCTCTTTGATGATTTTATCTAGATGCTTATTTTTATTTAAATGAGAACCACTTAATGTATCCTGTCTGTATGCGTTAGCCCTAAAAGGCTCAACAGAAGGAGAAGTATTACCCATGAGAATACTGCTAGATGCATTGGGTGCCACAGCCATGACATGTGCAAACCTACGACCAGTACCAACACAATCAAGAGCTTCGCCTCTTTCTTTACCCAACTGAAGATTGGCTTCATTTAGACCTTTGTTAATGTGTTTGAACATTCGGATGTTAGCACTTGTGGCAAGAGCAGATTCCCAAGCCAAACTGTTGAGCTGCAGATAAGCATGGAACCCAAGAGCACCAATACCAATAGAGCGCTCTCGCTCGGCACTAAACTTTGCACGACTAATAGCAGAAGGAGCATTATCAATGAAATACTGAAGGACATTATCAAGCATCTCGGCAGTATCACGCAGAAATAGTTTGTCATTTTTCCATTCATCAAAATACTCCAAATTAAGTGATGATAAACAACAAACCGCTGTTCGCTCTTTATCTGTTGGTAGAATAATCTCTGAGCAAAGATTTGATTGTTTAATTGATAGGCCAAGTTTCTTTTGAAATTCTGGCATGGCTTTATTACTTGTATCAATGAAGTGTAAATATGGCTCACCAGTTTGCATACGAATTTCTAAGATACGCTGCCACAGTTCTTTGGCTGAAATGCTATCACGCACCTCGCCACTATGAGGGTCTTTGAGATTCCATGTATCATCAAATGCTGGGTCAAGCATCGCCTGCTCAATGAGATGCATGAAGTCATCGGTAATATTAATGCCATGATGTAGATTCTGGCATCGCATATTCTGGTCGCCAGTAGGCTTACGCATTTCTAAAAACATAAGAATATCTGGATGAGAAATATCCAAATAGGCCGCATAGCTGCCTCTGCGTGTGCGACCTTGACGATATGCTAAAGAAGAAGCATCATAGGTGCGTAAGTGTGGCATAATACCAACACTCTTATCATCAGCTGAACGAATGCCTAGGCCAATGCCTACGCCACCGCCTAGCATTGAAAGCCAATTTACTTCCGAGAGAGTATTGACAAGACCTTCTGCACTATCATCAAGGTAAGGTAAAAAACATGATATAGGAAGGCCACGCTTAGAACGGCCAAAAGAAAGAATGGGAGTAGAATAAGACAACCAATGCTTACTGCTATACTCGTATAATCTCTGTGAATGGTCTTGGTTAGACCCAAAGGTTTTTGATACATAAGCAAATCTTTCTTGTGGTGAGGTTTCATCCTCTTTCATGTAACTTTCTTTTAATCTTTTGATTCCTAATTCATCAAACAATGAATCACGGGAAAAATCAACGGCAATGCCGTGGACAATATCAGACATTCAAAACTCCAATTATTTTTGTTCTAGTGTAGGTACTTCTCTGTGCTTAGCCCAAGTTAAGGCTTCGTTCTCTGTGTCAAAGAATGGACTGGTTAATCTTTCATTACTGTCAATCCAAAACCAAGTGTATGTGGGAAGTCCTGGATCTCTGTGTTTAATCAATTTAATTTCCATTTTATGCTCATACTTTTTTCCAGAAATTGAACTTCAGTTGTGCTTCAATATCCTTGAAGGTGTTACTACTTATAATTTTTTCTATCTCACCTACAGGCTTTCCTGATAAAATTATTTCATTGATGTCTTTACCTTTTATAGTAGAGGGCCAAATTACAACATTGTGATGTGAATTGATTGCATCTTGCATCATCTTCACAATTTCTTTGTTGCGTGGTTCATTATCAAATATTAAAACTTTATCATCTGCTGAAATATCTTTGGCTACGATTGATAAGTTAGCATCACCGCTTGCTACACAGTTAGATAGAAATAAACTATCAATCGGCCCTTCAACAATGTAAACTGTTTTAGACAGGTCAACTCTGTCTATACCAAACATAAGCTTGCGGTCTGCATCAACTGTTCGTATTGTAACATAACGCAAAGTTTTATCTGAGGTTTCTAATGCACGACCAGATACAGCAATTAAATCATTGTATTCATCATAGAATGGTATTACAAGACGAGCATCATTAAGTAATTGTTTACCGTGGTTTGGTACCAACGCCGTAACAAAGTCAGCATAGTGCTGAGTGAATAACAATTTGTCATAAAATGTTGATGGAATCTGACGATTTGTTACATAATTTAAGCAATAATGTTCACTAGGCAACCGACTGAGCCACTCGGCATGTTCAAATATCTTTGCTTTTTCAACTCTATCAAATTTGGGCGGTGATATGTTGAGGATTGTGTTCGCAACATAGGCGTTATTGGTTTCACCTGATTTGTATTTTTCAAGGGCATACTCTCTATGTAACGAGCTGTCCACATGTTTGACCAAGTTACCAACATTTGTTCCTACTCCACAGTTATGACACTTGTATATAAGGTCGTTGCCTTTTGGGAAAACATACCCACGGGCTTTAGTTTTGTTTTTTTGAGAGTCGCCACAATAAGGGCAACTGAAATTCCATAAATTGGTATTCTTCTGCTTGAAGTTACGCAAGCGAGAAGAAATCAATCGGAGATATTTTGATTCAACAGATAAAGACATAACAACATCATAACACAAAGCCCACGAAAAATCAATACTATTTGAAAAGTGTACCGAGAACACCTAAGTTAACATTGCCTATAATCCAGCCAATGGCAATTGCCGCACCCAAAATCATCCACTTATACTTGTCAATCTCTTTAAGAGTATCGCCAACCATATTACCGTTTTCTTCTTTTTTGTGCTGAATTAAATCTGACCGCAAGGCATCAATACGCTCGGATATATGCCTCTCAACCTCATCAATACGCTCATGGATTTCACGATTAACAGTAGTGATACGAGAGTGTAATTCTTTTATATCATCTTTCACTTCGGTTTCTGCTCTTTCGTGTTGTTCATGCCTATGCTCATGGATTGTAATCATCCGAAGTATATTAGCATTTACCTCTTGTAACTTGCTAATTGATTCGGATAATTTCTCGCATAGCCTATCGGTCTGCTGAACATCTCGTTCCAGCAAACCAACTTTCATTTCTACATCGTGAAGTTTTTGTTCTTCAGGATACATTATTTTTTCTCAGGTACAGGGGTGCCTTCTAACTTCTTATGCACCTTAATTTTTTTACATTCTTGCACAGGCTTGCCTTCTTTATTTTTGACAACTTGGCCTTTGGCATCTACTTTGTCTTTACAAACTTCTTTTACTTGTGGCTCTGCGTATGCAACTTGGTAACCAACAATTGACCAAGCCACAATATTAAGTGCGATTAAAAACTTTTTCATTTCTGTTCTTCCTTTTTAGCAAATTTTTCTGAGGCGGTAAAACCTAATCCTGCAATCACCAAGTATATCATAGAATCAAACAAAGAGGGGGTAACTTTATAACCAAATATATCGGCAACAAGTGCGAACCCACATATTAAAAATGCCATAAAAGTAATAACTCGTTTGCTACTGACGGAACTATTATGCCCATCAGATAACATACTATTCAACCAATTCATTAATGTCCGCCCATTACATGTAGAGCATGTTCATAGTGTTTAATACGGTCTTCCAAACCAATGTAACCGCCATTAATTCTACGAGTTAATTCTTTGATGTCGCCTGTATCAGCCCATTTATTTAGATTGTTTGATTCCCAAAACCAACAGGCCGATTGAGCGGCACCTTCAAAGGTTGCCAAATAAGCAGGCACATCTTCAACATTCATTTCTAAACTATCAGCAAAGTTTTGATAGTTGCTCTTGCCTGTCAATTGAATGAGACCACGACCACAGTAACGAAAACCATCACCAGAGGCCTCATCGCCATTACCCAT